AAGGACCTGACAAGACCTTCATCTTGCGCGCGCATCGGTCGAACGCCATGTGGGCCAACGTTGCCATTACGCGCCAGCCCGATGGCACCCCAAGGGAGTAACCCATGCACGACAAATTCGGTTCCGGTAAGTCGAACAACCAGACGACCACTGATCTCCACAAAGGGCTGACCAATAAGTCGCCCAAGTGGCCGGATGCGTCGGCCAGGATGAAAGGCTTCGACGGCAAGGGCGGTGGGAGCGTCAATGATGATGCAACACGTTCGTCCATCGGCCAAGGTCCCAAGTCGCTCGGTCCGCGCACGGCCTGACCTTACTTTTCGCTGGGAGCACTTTATCGCGATTTCGGAAGAACTGTGCCCGCTTTTCAGGCTGCACTATCGCGAGATCGCGCACGATCAGGACGCTGTGCCGCTCGATCCCGACTGGGAGAACTATTTCGTTCTCGACGAGCGCGGGCTTCTTCACATCCTGACGGCGCGCTACAACGGCAAACTGGCCGGGTACATTTTCAATCTGGTCGGTTCGCACAACCACTATGTCTCGACGCGCTTTGCGCACACCGAGATGTTCTGGCTGCACCCTCGCTTCCGCAAAGGCTGGCAACCTGTTAAGATGTTTCTGGAAAACCTGAGCGGTTTGAAGGAACGCGAAGTCGTGATCACGACGATCAACTTCAAGCTGCACTACAAGGACGCCCGGGTGGGCAAGCTGCTGGCGCGGCTCGGCTATGAGCCGACTGACATCGTAATGCGGAGGCGGTTGTGAAGCGGCAATATGCACATTGGCATCGCTGGTGGGTGTACACGACACATTGGATGCGTGTGCCTAAACCGGTTTATCGAGCGCGACGGAGACTTTAGATGGGCATGTCCATGGCACTCGTCGGCGGCGCCAGCGCGCTGGCCGGCATGTTCGGCGGTGGCAAGGCGTCCGACGTTCAGCTCCCCCCGCAATGGAACATGCCCAACCGCGATGCGGCGGCGGGCGGGGCCTTCAGCGGCATCCAGGGGATGCAGCCTTGGACCGATCTGGGCATGCAAACGATGCCGTTCGCCCAGAACATATTTGAACAGCAATTTTACAACCCCTACGCCAGCATGTACCAATCTGGTGCCGGTGGGGCCTCCGGGCTCGGCATGAACGCGGCGCTCAATCAGTACGGTGCCGGCGGGCAGCTCATGGGATTTGGCGGGCAGGCGATCAATACTGGCTTCGACCCGCGAAGTGCACTTTATAACCGCTCGCTTCAGCAAACACAGGAACAGCTGCGCGCCGGCCTGGAGGCGCGCGGCGTCAACATGACGCCTTACGGTGCCGGGGTCGAAGGCCAGACGCTGGGCAATTTCAACATCGACTGGCAGAATCAGCAGCTTGGCCGGCAACTCCAGGCGCTTCAAGGCGGTGGTCAGGCTATTGGCATGGGCTCCAGCATGCAGGCAGGCGCCCCGGGCCAGTTCCTGCAAGCTGCCGGTATGCCCTACTCGGTTTTTGGCCAGATCGGCCAGGGGCAGAATCAGGCGCTCAGTCAGCTTCTCGGACTCGCTGGTCAGGGGCAGGGACTCGGTCAACAGCAGATCCAGGACTACCTCAACTACATCCAGGCCGGTACGCAGCAGCAGAGCGCCAACAATCAGACCGCGCAACTCGCGTTGGCGCAGCAACAGCAGCAGTTTAGACAGAACCAGCAGTACGGTCAGGCGCTCGGCGGGTCGATGTACGGTATGGGGCAGACACCTTGGGGCAAGCAGTGGGGCATGGGCGGTTCCGGCTGGGGCGATGCCTTCAGCGGCTGGGGCGGCGGTGCGGCAACTCCATTGGCAGGCGCGTGGTAATCCATGGCGGGATTCGGCGGACTGGCATTTGTCGGGGAGGGCTACGATCAGGGCGCTGCCGACTACTGGCGGCGGCGGAATCTTGAGATCGAGGCTGAAGGGGCATCTGGATTCGGGAAGTGGCTGCGGGGTGTAGGCGCACCGGGAATGCTCCCTGGTGCGCAGCCGATGCCCGGAGGTCCTACGCCCGGTACGCAGCCGATGGGCGGACCACCCCCGTCGATGTTCCAGCCGCCAGGGCAAGCGCCTGGGGGAGGGTCTCAGCCCCCTCAGATGACCATGCCCAATGCTCAGCCAATGCCCGGCGGGCCGTCTCCAGGTATGGTCAATCCTGGCATGCTGGCTGGACAGCCGCAGAATTTGACAGGTCCGATTATCCCTCCAGGTGGTTTTGGAGGCCCGCCGGGCGGCGCCGCACCCCCGGCTGGTGCCCCGCCTATGTCACCCCAGGGACGGCTGCAAGGTCCTTCCCAGGGCATGGGCGGCGGTATGACGTCTGGGCCTGGGTCGATGTGGATAGACATCGGCCGCAAGATTGCGGCGGCAAACCCGAACATCTCCGATGCCGGCCTTGCCGCAGCGATCAGCAAGGCCATGCCGCTCATGAATGCAGAGTCCCAGCAGAATTGGAGGAATGTCGAGCTTGAGTTGCGGCGCGAGCACAACCAGTTGCTGGGGTTGCAAATCGGGCAGCGCGGGGCTATCGCGGGACAGCAGGAAACGGGGCGCAATTACCGCGCCGAGCTGGCCGCGGACCTGCGTCGCGAGGCTGAAGCTGGCCGCGAACAGCGCGCCGAATTGTCGGCAGCGACGCGAACGACGCTTGGCCAGCTGTCAGCGCAGACCAGACTGGAGATCGCCGACAGGCTGGAAGCCGGGCGGGAACAGCGTGCCGAGCTGTCCGCGCAGGCGCGCAAAGAGATCGCCGGCATGAATGCGCAGGCTCGAAAGGAACTGACAGAGTTTCTCGAAGAGGGACGCACAACGCGGCAGGAGCGCGGGATTGGTGCCGCGGGGACACGGCAGGAACGAGGGATTGAGGCCGCAGGTGCGAGGCAGGACAAGGCGATTGGCGCTGCGGCTGAACGCCAGCAAACTGGCATTGCTGCCAAACAGGCACCTGGGATTGTGGCAGGTAAATCGGCCATCGACCAGATCGATAGTGTCATTTCCGATATTACGGACAGCCAGAAAGGTGGCACTACGGTTACCGGTGTGCAGGGAATGCTCAACCGCTGGAAAGAGTGGGGGCAAGGCGCTATCGGGCAGGAAGGTGAGACGCGGGCGACAGTGTTTGAGAGCAAGGTGCGTACCTTGCAAGCACAGGTTCCGCGCCTGCTTGCCGGCGTCGGCCGCATCAGTGCCGAAGAACGCGCGCAAATCGACAAAATCGTGCGGGGCTTGAGCACTTTTACCGACCCGAAAGCTGCGATCGACTCGTTGCAGTATCTCAAGCAAGTCATTCAATCGAAAGCGCCTGCTGGCGCAGTCAGTGGACGACCGGCGCAAAGAAGTAGCCAGCAGCCGGTGGAGCCTCCACCGATCGACAAGCTTGCGGAAGGAAGAGAGCGGACCATACGGCATCCCGATGGCAGCACGCACACATGGATTCTGCGCAATGGCGAGCCTGTAGAAGTTCGAGGCGCTGAGGGGGGTTCTGAAGGAGGGCCACCCCCACAACAGCAATTTCCAGGTCCCTGACAGGTCGGACAGCCTTTCGCGATATGACCCGGTGCATCTGCCTGGAACCAAGCCCGCCGACTATCTGCGTGAGCTTCTTCGCAATCCGGACATACTTGCCAAAAACATAGAACAGGCCAGCGCCTTCAATTTTGGAGGGATGGCTCGGGGAGTCAATAGACCTCTCAGCGCATGGGCTAATCCTGAAAAAGCCAGCCGTCTTACGCAAATGCGCTCTGAGGGGAAGAGTTTTGCGGATATAGCTGACGAGCTGGGGATCAGCCGGGAAGCAGTAGCTGGTCGCGTCTGGCGGCAAAATAATCCGCGCCAACGAACTTCAGGCGACGTAGCAGAACCCCCATTTTGGACTGATAAAACCGATACGCAACTGACAAAGTTACTCGGTCAGGGCTGGAGCTACAACGAGGCGGCGCGCACCATGGGAACCTCTCGGGGTGCAATCGCTGGCAGGGCGAGGGTTCTGGGACTGCAAAGTCAGAATACGCCGTTTGGCTATAGAGCCAGCCAGGAACGCACGCCCTCATTACCGCAACTGAAATCCATGCAATTACCCGAAGACATCGATCCTGCCGAATTAGCCCGATTCCTGAAAATATTTGGAGATAAGTGATGGCCGAGTGGGAAATCCTCTCCGATCGTCCTGCCAGGGGTTTTCAGGCGCCTGTTCAGCCAGCTTCTCCACAGACAGGTGCGGGTAGCTGGGAAATTCTTTCCGACCGGCCGGCTTCATCCGACCCGGACGTCGAAAACAAGCTGCTCGATCGTGGCCGGCAACTGATTCAAAAGGAAGAGGCTGATATCGATTACAGTACCGGGGCGCCTTTTTCCGTGCGCGCGCAGCTGCAAGGCGCGCAAAATCCCACGGAAGCCTACAAGACGCTTGAGCGCACATATGGCCGGGGAAATTTCGGCCAGGACCGCTTCGACCAGTGGTGGGTCAGGCAAGACGTGCCAAGTTCCAAAGCAGGTTCGCTCGAGCAAATTGCAGCCCGTCACCATGGCATGCCGTTGGAAACGACCAGTCGTCGGGTCGCTGTTCTGCCCAAGGGGTTGAGCGGCGGGCTCAGGAATTTCTTCTCTGGAATAGTGGCCTCGCCTTTCGCAACCGCTGGCGCCACGCTGGGCGCCGTCGGGGGCGAAGTGGTTTTCCCCGCTGGCGGCGGTATCCCGGGCGCCATGGCCGGGGCGGCGGCCGGCAAGGGCCTTGACCAGCTTACGAAATGGGCGATGGGCACGTTTGCCCAGAAGCCTGCCGAAGTCGTTGGTAGCATGGCTACTGAAGGGTCGATCGCGGGTGTTTTGCAGGGTGCCGGTCCAGCCGTACGGACGCTCAAAGCACCATTGCAGCGTGCACTGCAGAGATTCAGCGGCGTCACGCCGTCCAGTAGCATGATGGCCAGGGACCTGTCTGCCGGCGGCGCCGTGCCGCCGATCGGTTCCTACGCGCCCGGGGCGACTTCGCTAGAGTACAAGCGGCAGCTGCGTGATATCCTGTCCGGTCCTGGAGGCAGTGCTGCTGAGCAGAAAAACATCCTTTACCTCAACAGTCGCATGCGCAGTGTCTTGACCAACGAGGGATTGGCGCCGCCTCAAGTCGAGCAGTTCATGAACGAGGTTGGCGACACATCGGCCAGGATGTCGGCACGGACGGCTGGGGAGGCGATAACCAGCGAAGCGCAGCGGGCGCACCAAGGACTGGTACAGACTGCCAACACATCGCGCGATGAAGCTGAACGGCAGCTGAATCACCATACGCGCGTGCTGGAGAGCCTGTCGCGCGCGCCGGCCAGCTTGGGGCAAAGTGTTGCAGACGCGATCGTGACGCGCCGCCGGCAGTTCGGACGCGAGATGTCCGACGCCTACCGGGCTGTTGATCGCATGACCGGCGACACCCCTATAGTACCTCCCGTTTCTATCGATCAGCAGGCTCGCCAGATCGTCAGTCTTCTGCCTCCCCAGGCTGTACCGCCAATCATTCGCGGACTGGTAGGAAGAAACGAGCCGTTCACTTTTGAGCAGGCTCATGCGCTGCGTACCGTGTTCCGGGAGCATGGCGAGATATCCGATGTGGCAGCGCAAGGGATCACGCCGCATCACTACCGTCTCATGGCCGGGGCAGTCGACCGGGCGATGCAGAGTGCCGAAGGGACTACGGGGCAGCAGGCAGCGCAGTCGCTGCGCCGGGTCGACACGCTGTATCGCGAAGGCATCCGCAGGTTCAACAACAGGAGCATAAATCGCGTCGTGCAGGAGCTGCGATCCGGGATCGTGCCCGAACCGGGAACCGTCACGCGCCTGTTCATGACGCCGGACAACGTGAACCTCGCGCGCGAAGTTCTGACCATGCTGCCTGTGGACATGCGGCGCCGGGTGGTGCAGGCCGATCTCAATGCCATGCTACATCAGGCCGCGACGTGGAACGATCGCAGCATGATGGTGGTCGATGGCCAGAGCCTGATAAAACTGCTGGACCAGCGGCACCGCTTGCTTGCCGCTACCTATCCGCCCGATACGCTGGCAGAACTGCGACTTTATGCCACACAGTTGGCTGCGTTCGACGGTCGCGTAGATGCGACGGCGCTGCGCGATCCGACCGACATCACGCAGCTCCTGCGCGAAGCCGTGGCGGCACGGCAAGCGGCCGATATCTTCGTCCAGCAGAATCCGCTCGGTGGACTCGTATCCAACTCACCGATGAAAGTCGATGCCGCGCTGGCGCAAATTACCCGGCCGGGACGAGAAGCAGTCACAGAAGCCGCTGCACACACGCTCGGAGAAAGATCGCCCGCGTGGCAGACAATCCGCCGCCACGCGATGCAGAAACTCTTTGCGTCGTCGATCATCCAGCGCAAATCGCTTGACAAGACCATTGCGGGCGAAGCGATCGACCGCGCGTTGCGGGCATTTACGCCGCGCCAGCAGGAACTTCTATTTCCCGGTGGACTGGCCGATGATATGCGGATGCTGGCCAAGGAAGCGCGTTTTCTGTTTCCTGAATCGGCGTCAAGTGACATGGGCACATCGCTTGCCGCGGCCAGCATCAAAGGCGGTCTGTGGCTGAATCCGCTTGCGGTTAGCAAGTACATAACCAAGCAGATTGCCGGCTGGGTTGCCGACCACCCGCGCATTCTGCACCTGCTGGCCGATGAAGTCCGCGTCGATCCGGTGCGCGCCCGCAGTACCATGAGCGTGTTGCAGCAGTTCATCCTGGCACAAGGCGTGCGGAGTGGGGCGCCGCAGGGAAGGGGGCCTGACCCTTCGACTCAAGGCCAGCTTGTTACGCCTTCATCGCTGGTCGGTAGGAACATCGATCGTGAACGTGCTAAAGACGGTGGGCAGGAGCAACGATATGGAGGCCCGCAATGAGCAAGAAACAGAAACCAATTCCGGTGAGGATCGTTCATGACGGGCCTTCTGCGGTCGAATCGCCGCGTCGCGAGCGCGACACGCTGCGCATGTCGATCCGGCAAATCGAAAACGGCTTCATCGTCAACAAGAGTGGCCACAAAGGCGGGAGCTACTTCGACACCGAGTACTTCACCCCGCACGTCGATATACCCGGTTCGCCACCAAAAGGCAGTAGCCGGACGCCTGGGCGCGGAGGCCGCGGCGTGACGGGACGAACTAAGCTGTGACCAAGTTTTCCAAGACGGAAGTCGCCTACACCGACAAGGGCACGATCGAAGAACACTGTTCAGCTTGCGTGCACTACATTGACCGGAAGACATGCGCGATCGTACACGGCGCCATCAAACCAGGAGGATGGTGCAAAATGTTCAAAGCACATGATATGGCACGGTACACGCGCAACAAGCGGCTGGCAAAGGCGAGGCTGTGAGACTACTGATTGTCGACCCGCCCGGTCACGGGCTCGATCTGGCGATCCGTGCCCAGAACGCAGGACATGAAGTAAAACTGGCTATTCGTCAGGACGAAAAGACCAAGCATATTGGGCGCGGACTTTGTGAGGTAGTGGCCGATCACAAGCCGTGGCTGCGCTGGGCCAACTTGATTGTCTGCACCGATAATTCGCTTTATCTCCGAGATCTCGATCAGCATCGCAAAGAAGGAGGTCTTATTGTCGCCCCCTCGCAGGAAGCAGCCAGCTGGGAATTGGACCGGAAGCTGGGTCAGGATGTTTTTCGCAAGGCGGGCATCGACATAGCGACTTCCAAGGAATTTCATTCCTACGACGATGCGATCAGCTTTGTGAAAAAGACGATGGGGCGATTCGTCAGCAAGCCGTGCGACGATGCCAACGCAGACAAAGCCCTTTCCTACTGTTCCTCGGGGCCGGACGACATGGTCTACATGCTCGAACGGTGGAAGGGCGCGGATAAACTCAAGGGGAGCTTCATTCTGCAAGAGTTTATACCAGGTATCGAGATGGGCGCCGCTGGCTGGTTTGGTCCGCATGGCTGGAACGCTGGCTGGGAAGAGTGTTTCGAATTCAAGAAATTGATGAATGGCGAGTGCGGTCCCGCTACGGGCGAGCAAGGCACCGTGCTGCGCTATGTACGCGCATCGAAGCTGGCGAACAAGATCCTTGTGCCCTTGACCAAACAGCTCGAAAAGCTGAATTATGTAGGCGATGTCGCGGTCAACTGTATCATCGACGCAAAGGGTAAACCCTGGCCGCTTGAATTCACCATGCGCCTGGGCTGGCCGGCGTTCCAGCTCCAGTGCGCTCTGCTACGCGGAGACCCGGTAGAGTGGCTGTACGATCTGGCGACGGGGAAGGACGCCCGTCCGTTTTTTCTCGACCAGCTGGCAATCGGAGTCGTGCTGTCCGTGCCGGACTATCCCTACTCGCGTCTGACCCGCAAGGAAGTGGTCGGGATACCGCTCCTCGGCGTCACGCCCGGGTTGATGAAAGACTTGCACCCGTGCGAGATGATGGCGGGGGAAGCATACTGCGAAGCCGCTGGGGCCTTGATCAAGATGCCCACGCTGATGACGGCCGGCGACTACGTACTGGTGATGACATCGCTGGGGGCGACGGTGCAGGACGCCCGGGGCAAGGTCTACAAGCGCCTGGAGCGGATCAAGAAGCGGATGCCGGGTTCGCCGATGTATCGAACGGACATCGGCTTGAGACTGTCGAAGCAGTTGCCTACCCTGCAAGCGATGGGGTACGCCAGCGGTTTGACCTACTCAAGCCAGCCGAACAGTTAGCCCTCAATACTGGTCTTTATCTGGAGCACTGCCACTGGGTGCTCGACACGCCACTGCACGTCTATCCGCGCGATGAGTGGTCGATGTGGCTACGCGCTCGCGATCGCGCCGGCCGGGCCATGCTGGCCGGGACGCTGCGCGTCGAGGATCGCTCGCTGCGCCGTCGCGAGCTGGACATGTTGCCATCTATTCTGGAGGAAATTCGCCGGGCTCGCGCGGCTAATCCTGAACTAGATTTGTGATCGCCCACGCGCGCAACCAGATTGCCAGCGTCTCGACGGTGAAGACACGCATTGGCCGCTTGCCCTTGATTGCCTGTGCCAAGTCCGTCAGCTCGTCATCCGACATCTCGCGAAGCGCATGTGCGATGATGCGCGTGTGCGTCGTGGAGTGCGGTCCATAATCGATATGCGAATTGCCCGTAAATGGCAGCTCAAACTTTTCCCGCGGCGGCGCCGGTATCTTCAATGGCATCACACACCCCTCCCCTTGCGCATTTCGGCGATCGTAACTGGATCATCGACGCGGTGCCGGCCACGATCTGGGTCGCCCTCACCGTGCTCGACCCGATAGATTTCCCATTCGTCAGCTAACTGGGCAACACCTTTCACGTAGGCAGGGTTCATCCCCAGCTCGGCGGCTTTAGCTGCGTAGGCACGCAATGCAGCCGGCGAACAAGGGTCGCGCGCGCCTAGAGTCATATGCGGCCACTCGACAATCGTCCCATCTCGACGTTTGACGAGATACTTGCCTTCAGGCGTCTCTAGGTTGTCTCGCCACAGACCTACTAGAGGTTTCGTCATTCTGGTTCTCCACAAGTCGGGCCACGCCAGACATGGCCGGATGGTTCATGTCGATCTCCAGGCAGAGCGCCTGCCCGCCGGGCAAAGTCGTTCCCGCGGACAGCGTGGCCAGCTTGCGCGCATTCTTGACGATACCGCTGACTTGCAGGTTGTCCAGCATCTCTGCGTAGGGGTAGCCCTGCTCGATGGCGAATCGTTTGAATTCCGCCACGGGCGTCAGCAGGCGTTCAGGCTTGGTCTCGTAGCGAATCATCAACCGGCCTTTCGGCATCTGCCATGGCAGCGGGTTGATCCGGGCCTGACCCGGGATCCAGGAGTTCTCTACAGTCAGGACATTGCCGGTGTGCACTGAGAGGTAGTCGACCAGCGCAGCGCGGCCGCTGACCTCGCGCGCATCGTCGCGCCCCTGGACGCCCCCCAGCTGCTCGATAACCCAGCGGATCGTCGCCTCCAGGTCGAATTGCAACAGCCCAAGCTGACGCAGCAGCTCCCCGGCCACGGCAGCTGCGGCGATTAAGCGGACGCGAAAGCGATGCTCGGGGCGGAAGTTCAGCTGCCGCCAGATATCCCGCGTCCAGGTCTCGATTGCCCGGCGCGCGAAGGCCATTACTTCTGGTTGCAACAAGTGCTGGATGAACTTCTCGCCTGCATGGCCGGCATGGACGAACAGCTCGTTGCGCAGTTTCTCGCCCTCGACGACGTTAAACAGCTTGTTCCACGCTGCCGGCAATTCGAGTACTCGCATGCCCGGGGCGTCGCTCAGGCGCGAAGTGGCGCCGAGCTGGTCGATGATCGAGTGGTTGGAAGCCGTCAGAAGCACCGTCAGCCAGCCGCCCTGAGTGTGCCGGATGCCTTGGCCATGCTGCAAAGCGCGCAGCTTGTCGGTACCCTGCGAGAACATGTTGACAAACTCAGCTAGCAGTTCGGGGTGCTGCTTCTTGGCTAGTGTGGCCAGCTCATCGAAGATCACCGGGATATTGGCCAGCGTGGCAAATACGAGCCCCTTGGACGGTCCGGTATCGTAGGATTTGATCTCCAGTCCGCGCATCAGGCCCCACACCGAGCCGCATATCTCCAGGATAGTGGTCTTGCCCTTGGCCGACATCGTTGAGAGCAGCGAGAGAATCGTTCCGCCTTCCTGCTTGGGGTGGAAGGCCATCAGCGGCGCCGCGAAGCTGCACAGGATGGCGAAGATCGCTGCGTGGTGATCGGGCGGGATCAGTGCACTGGTCGTCGTTACCCATTTGCGCACGTCGCCGCCGGGCACCGGGCCAAGCCACTGGCCACGGGTGGCCAGCTCATCGTTGCCGATTGCTTCGATGACCGTCCCGTTTGATTTGTAAAGCCGATGCCCGACCAGAAACGAGTGATAGTCGTCCTTCCATCCGCACTGCTCGTAGAGAATCTTCATCTTGTTCGCTTTGTTCCAATCACGTACCGAGTCGTGGGCGAAGCGCACAAAGAGCTTGGCGTCCCGAATAAGCGCGCCGCCACTCGCGAGGCGTGGCAGGCCAAGTCCGTTCCATAAGGCACTGGCATCGAGCGCGATGGGAGACCATCCGTGATGCGGCAGGTGGTGCTGAAAAACATAGCGCTGGCTATGAACATCAGTTTCGCCCGCGTGAACACCGGACAGGTAGATGGGGAAGTCTGAGACGATGATCGGTTCATACTTCCCACCTTTGACTTCCTGCGGAAAAATCAACTGGTTATTTTCCAGTTTGAACGGGTCGGGGAGGATTATTTCAGCTTCATGTCCTTCAGCGTGAGGCGCATTCGCGGGTCCGTAGATTCCGGGCTGACTGCTATGCCGATCGCCTTGCGCATGAATCCTTTCTTGTATCGTTGAACTTGGTACTTTATTTTCGGATTTACTGAATCTGTAACCACGGCTGAGGATGATCGGCGACGTGATTTCTTCGGTGATCTTGTTCGGGCACCCGTCACAACCGCCCGGGTTGAGCGCTTCAAACCTTTTGCACGTCGTCGGCCCGTAGACTTGGGATCTGCTCCACTTGTCGTCTGCCCACGCATCTGACCAGTCGGGGTGCCTCCCGCGTACTGTGTCTTTGTAGAAATCAAGTCCTCCTGGTCCGCAGTGTCCGTAGAGGGTGACAGCAGCGTGGTGAAACGGTTCTTGATATCTTCCAGGCGATGCGACAAACCCTCGACACTGCCGGCAAGCCCCGTCAACGAGTGCTGGGTCGCCTGTATCACTCCCGTAAACGTTAGACATTGCTCGCGCGATCGGCGAAGCATTCCCAACAACTCGCGTTTTTCCCACGGGGGCATTTCGGTCATTTTCTATTCCTTTCAGGTGTTCGAACAATTCAATCGGATAAGGTCCGACTAAATCTCCGTGCTCGACTTCAACACCGAGTTTCCGGTGAGTTGTTCCCGGAGTACGTAATATCGACGAAGCGTCAGCAGTCCTAGCTGGGTCTGCCTGGAGACCGTGGCACTTGCACGCCCGCTTAAGTCCCAAAGCATAGGACTGCCATTCCACCAATGACAATCTAATTGCGAGTGGCCAATATACATGGAGCCCGCCACCCGAACTAACAAATATTGGGAGCGGAAGTCCCGCCACTGCGCAAAACGCGACCACAGCGAGATAGGCTTCCTCGCGAGTCGCATAAAACGCGTCAGCATGTGATTCCCTGGTATCGAGATCAAGGAACAGGCAGCAAAGCCATAGTACGTTGTCATGGCTGCGAACTTCGAATTTCTTGAGCTTGGCATTCCAGATTTTCTGTTCGCGAAATGATGCACAAGCGTGGTAGACATCCCAGCCCGCAGCATCAAGTCTCGACAGCCGTCCGATCAGTTTTTCTAGACTTGTGAATGCTTGCTGCCTTCGCTGTTCGTCCTTCTTCGCGAATCCTACCAAAAGCCCCTCGTCCGGGAGGATCAGCTGCAAAAATTCGAGCCCGCGCAAGGCGTCCCTCCCCGAGAAAGCGCATGTATGTCGCCCGGTATCGCGTGCTCAGCGTGAGAGGGATGGGAAAACCTTGACCGTGCAGGATGTAGACTTCAAGCCGGTCAAGGTTTCGAAGCGTCTCTGCGCGCCGTGCGCCGGTCAGCTGCCGGTCATTGACGACCCATTCTTGCACGGTGCGGTGCAGGCGCCCAAAGAAATGTGCGAGATCGGCCGTCGTCAATCCTGCACGGCGCTTGCACCACTTCAACTTCCGTGTGAACTCTGTCATTCAACACCTTCAAGTCTTTAACGAAAATGCCGCGTCGACTGCTGCTTTCAGTCCAGTGGGCGGCGGTCCGGCCGGCGCCATGCCGAAGTTCGGTCCTGGGCCTTGCTTGTCAGCCAGTATTTCAGAGGCCGCCGTGTTGGCACGCGGTCGCAAAAACGGTGGAACCGTTTCTGCTTGCCCTGCGGGCACCTGCGCTGCCGGATGCTGCACAACATTCGTTGCCGGTGGTGCCACTCTCCGCGGCCTACGCGTTTGTTCCTGTCCTTGCTGCTCGACAGGTGCCATCGCGGGATGCTGTAGTGCTGGAGTGGTAAAAAGCGGTGCCGGGGTGGCCGGCCGGACGCCGACTGGTGGCGAGTAAGGGCTCTGAAGCTGTCCCTGCCCTGCGACCGGTGCTGGCAACCTTACCGGCGTCCACGGGATGTCCTTCATCCCGACCAGTTCGTGCACGACTTCTTTCTCCCAAGCTTCGTCGATCGCCATGCCGATAGCCTGCCCACCATCGGACGATGGCAGCGGCTGGCCTTGCGCATCGAGCGCGACCGAGAAGCCTTGCGTGCCTTCGATCCTGGAGACGGAGTCGAGCCATGCGAACGGCTTGAAGTTCAACTCGCCGGTTTTGCCGGCAACGAAGTGCAAGGCTGTCACGAAGTCGGACACATCCGCCTTGCGGGCACCGTCCGGCGTCGAGTATTGTGCGATCTCCGCACCGTAGGCCGCTAGGTTCTGCAAACTGGCCGGTGGGATCTGCATCTCATAGGCGAGCCCGGACGTATCGTCGATCACCATCAGCGCCAGCTTTTTCTTGGACGAGCAGGCCGGGATGCCCTTGCCGGTTATCTGGGACACTGCCGAGCCCCAGCGCGACCACTGGCACTCTCCGCACGTAGCTGACTGCGGCGACTGTGCACGCGATGACGGCGCCACGCCGTTATCCGAGAAGCAGGTGGGCGGTGCCCCCTGTTCCGGGTCGTACTTGCCTTCGAAGTACACTTGCGATTTCTGCGGGTTGGCACCGATGATGACGGCCAGCATCATCGGCATGTTGCCGACAATCTTGAGTGGCGCCGGGTATTTGTTGCCACCACCATCGAGCAGGGTGAAAGCGCCGCCCAAGATGCTAATGCGCGGGTGCATCGCAGGGCCGAGATTGGCCAGCGCAAACGTGCTGACCAGCCGGACACCGGCACGGGCGAAGACAGACGGGACTTGGTTCACTGGTAGCCTCCTAGCTCTTGCGGAATTGGACTTTCTTGAAATAGTCAACTTTGACGCCCGGCGGCGGTACCGCTTTGAGCGGTTCACCAAGTTGATCGCGTTCGCCAATGGCGTCAAGCTGTTTCTGTCTTTCTTCTATCCACGCCTCGACGGCTTCCTTGCTGACGTGTTTTGTCAACATGTTCCATGCGCCAACTTCACGGACGAATCTCAGAAACGCGTCGTGATCTTCGCACGTCACCGACACTGCGTCCTTGTAGAACGCTGTGCCGTGCTCGGTCGACAAGGCTTTCTGGCCGGTATCGATCAGCATCTGGTTGGCCATGCCTTCCAAGGCGATCATTGCATCTTTGTAGGGTTGCAATTCGACTTCGTGCTCTTTTTCGCGTTGCTGTTTGAAGTTGCGCAGCTCGATATAGCGCTTGACGATATCGGCAGCAGTGAAGACAGTCTCGGCATTCATGACTTGATCCTGCACGTTGGGCATTTGATCAGAACATTGGCTGGCGGCATCGGTACCGTCCAACCGTCAGCTTCGCGCTGGCGGATGTAATCGAACACGTCAGTGGCCGGACCACTGTGGACGGTTTCGCAGCTGCCGCAGCGCACCGAGAAAATCTCGCCAATGTGCGGTGAGCCTTCGTAATCTGATTTTAGATCGCTCATATTCCCATTTCCACCATTTTGAGCATCAAACCTTGCATCGATTCATTGGCCGCCAGCCGGCGGAACACTTCACCTTCTAAGGACGATCCGGCGAGATTAACCACCGTGCAAGGTCGGTTCTGTCCCGGACGATGCATGCGCTTGTTCGCCTGGATGTAACTATCGGTCTTGTCGACCGGACCAAACCAGACGGTGGTGGCCGCGGCCGTAAGAGTCTGACCATGCGCGATCGTCTCGGGGTGCGCGATAAGGACACGGGGATCCCTCTCTTGCTGGAAAGCATTGATGATCTGCGTACGTTCCTTGACTGGCGTAGCGCCCAGGATAACAGCCCGGGTGAAATCCTTCAAGGCTGAGTTTATCATGTTCACTACACTTGTAAAGGGGGCAAACACGATAGTCTTGGCCGATTCGTCTCCGATGATCTCGCGCAGCGCCCGCAGGCGAGGCCTGCAATCCACCTTATGCTCCTTGTGGTCCTTGTCGTAGACCACGCCGGAAGCGATTTGCAGCATCTTGATTCGCAGCGCCGCTTCGTTGGCGACGGTGATCTCTCCCTTGCCAAGTTGCAGGATCAGGTCACGCTTGATTTCGCGAAGCAGTTTGACCTGTTCGCTGGACAGCTCCACACTGCGATCCTGGTAGGTCAGTTCGGGCAGGTCCATGCAGTCGTCGATCGAGAAGCGGATATAAGGCGCCATCATCCTGAGCGCTTCCTCGTGCGCGCCCGCCTTCGGAACCCATTTCCACTTGTTGACCTGGAGCATCACCCGGCTCTTGTAGTGCGTGAAAAACTCGTTGCCGGCATTGTCAAGCAGCTTACCGATGCCATAGGCATCGAGCGGCCCGTTGGGCGTCGGCGTGCCAGTCATGAGCCAGAGGTAATCTCTAGGCCCAAAGAGCAGCCTTGCGACTTTGCTTCGTAGAGAACGGTAGTCGCGAAACGCCCCGACTTCGTCAATAATCGTAAGCCGGATATCTGGTCGCGATACCAGCGCAGCGGCAAAACCGGAGAGTTCCAATCGCCTTCTATTATCGAGTTTAGCGCCAACTTTGATCCCGTCGTGGTTAACGAGGTAGAAGTCATGAGGCTGTGCGAGCGCTTCAAGGCGTTTATCCTCCGACCCATGCACGATTACCGCTGTTCGCCGTCCGAGGAAGTGCTGAAAAACGGCCGAGGCCCACACCGTCTGCAATGTCGAGAGCGGAGCCACGACGATAGCCCTGAGACCGGGGGAGTCGGCCATGAGAGCATCAGCAGCCCACAGCGCGGACAAAGTCTTTCCGGTGCCCATGTCAGAGAGGACGCAGGCTCGGGGGTGGACAGTGAGAAAGTTGGCGGTTTCGACCTGGGCATGAAACGGGTCCTTGATGATTCGCGCCCGCGGCCAGTCGTATTTATTCTCCAGTGGCCGGATTACCGGGTGTCCGAGGCACCGCATGATCTGCAAATTCTGGAAGCTGGCCGGCATGGCAATGTACCGGCCATCGATGGGCTTGGCCTCAAGCACGTACTGCAGAATCTTCGGGTCCTGCACGTCGTAGACGATCAGGTTTGTTTCCGGGTCATGCCACATTTTCAAACCAGTGCTTTATCAAATCCAGTCGATCTGAAACTACCGCCCGGCCACCAGCTTTTTCGATTTTCTCACAAATTCGCAGTTGTCTCGGCGTCGCCTGCTTCTTCGGTGCTTTTGTCTCAATTCCATAGAATTTCCCGCGCCAGCAGACCAGAAAATCGACAGTCGCACTTCCATAGCCCGTCTGGACAGGCATGAACCAGTAAGCGCCAATCGAGTCGAGATACAGCTTGACGGAGTCCTTCAGTTTGCCTTCCTGGGTTTTCATTTGCGATCCACGTACCACTTGCTATGTCTGAAAATAGTCCAGCCCATGACCGCAAATGCGATCATCCCCCAGCCAATCGGCCACAGATCGCAGTTCATCGCCGGCACCATCCGATCTCAGGCTTGCCCGTGTAGCTGTGCTCCCACACGTACCACGCATAATCCGTAGTCCCGTTGCCCGGCTTCCCCCCGGCCGCCAGGACGGCGCCAGGAGGCATGGACGGCCGCGGGGTGATGTAGAGCACCCGGCGCAGCGGCGTGGTCTCCAGCCAGCGCGAGCGCTTGTCGCCCTGCACCCAGTTGGCGGTAAGAAGAAGGGCGACTTTGCAACTCGCGACTTGAAGTGCCAGTTTGGCAAATTGCTCGGCTCGCCTGAAAGGCGGATTTGAAACGATGTTTGGTGCTGCCATAGCTTCAACTTGGTAGCTGAGAAAATCGAATGGTCCGGCCACATCCTCACTTCGCGGTTCGATGTCACTGCCATACCCTGGTACACCGGCTTTGATCGCACTGCGCACGATCCGCCCGCAACCGGCAGCTGGGTCGCAGACCGACCCTTCGAACTTCTCCATTTCGAAAAGACGTTCGGAACACCACTCAGGCTCGACATACCAGTCGCGCTCGTCGCGTTCCCACAAATGGGAATTGCGCTTGCGCAGCGGGCCGCGAAGGGGTGAAGTGCCAGTTACCATCAGATCACCGTCTTCAACCCGACCTTTGCTGAAGTCGCATTGAACTTTTGCTCGATTGCATAGGATAGATCAATGTTTAATCGGCTAGCAATCAAATCGACAACAATGACCACATCAGCCAGTTCTTCAGCCAGTTGCGCGACCGTGGCGCGGCTACCGCGCAATCCTAACCGCTCGCGTTCAAGCTTTTTAATTACATTACAGGCTTCGCCAGTCTCTCCAGCCAGCTCGTTGCCGAAAAAGGACAGGTCCAGTTTGCACTCAGGGTCCCATTCTTTATCGCGGATCATATTAGCTTGTCTGAGAATAGCGAGCATCACGCAGCACCTTTCGGCGGGTCAGTCTTGAGATTGAACGGCACGACTTTGGCCGATGCCATCTGGTTATCAGGTACGTCAATCGTCGTTGCCCACAGAATCGAGTCCCACGGGATCGCATTGAAGGCGTTGTACAGCACACCATCGGTGCGGGCCATCATGACGACCTGATTCATGTCCTGCCCTTCGGCCAGGGGGATGTCTACACATACACGGCCATCGGGTTTGACGAACATACGGGCGATTTTCATTTCGGGTCCCTCCTAAATGAACAGACGATCTTGGGGACCGGACAATATGAGCAGAGCGGCCCGTCATCCGGCGGCCAGTTGTTGGCCTTGATACGGTGCGCGATCGACGCAGCGAGATCGCAGACCTTGCCCCAGGTCTCCGCGGCATTCAGTCTGTAGAGCGGGCCGACGCGCCCGGCTTCTCGCAGCCACACATAGGAGCCTGTGACCAGAGTCAAATCCGGATAGTGCGCCTGGAGAAGCAGACCCTGAATTTGCAGCTCGAACGGGTCTTCCCAAGGCTTTCCGGTCTTCCAGTCGAGGATCAAAGCCGTGGGTGAGTTGAGCATCGCCAGATCAAGAGTACCGCGCAGGCGAACAGCAGGATCGAAGAAGTCACAGCTACGGCCATCGGAATACACACCAAGTTTTATCTCCAAGTGTTTGATTGAGTTATGATTCTCCACCGTGGCACAAACTTCCTTGTACTGCCTGAATTCTTCGGGAAGCGGTTCGCGAATCTTCAACCTCTTTTTCAGTGCCTCATGAACTTTTGTGCCGCTGGTTTGTGCCGCTGACTTCGTTTCGTGCGGGATGTCCTTGGCCACGTGCTTATGAAAGAACCGCTTTGGACAGGTCAGATAGTCACTTAAGTTGGAGTAGCTCAGGATGACCGGCAGTTCGGGAAGAAGCGGTTCCATATTCAAACCTCCCAGCCCCGGGGGCTACTGGGTGGGGCTGGGAGGCACAGGGCGACGTGGCTTGGACCACTTTCGACAGCTTATGCGCAGACAGACACCCCAAGATTGGGGCTTCCCATGCCGCCGGCCCTATGATCACTTATCCAATGCATCGAGCAGCTCGTATTCCACGCCGATCGGGCAGTCAGGCAGGAAGTCCAACGGCTTTTGCATGAAAGCGACCAGCTTCATGAACTTCTCTTTACCCTGTTCGCTATCTTCGGTCAAGCAGAAAACATCGTCGTGAACGGTTAATGGCATGCGAAGTCCCAGCTCAGCACCGTAGACCAGTGCCCGCCGGATCGGGATACTGGCGAGGAACTGCACAATATTTTCAATGAGGCGCGCACCGTAGGTCTTGCGGTACCCGCTACGCACGCGATGGCGCCACTCCATGCTTTCGGTGTATTCAAGCGACGAGTAATCAAGCCACAACCCGTCCGGTCCGAAAATCCGGTGGTCATGAACGGTCAGGCACGGCACCCCCGGCCAATTCCAGTCCTGGCCGCTGTGCAGGACCTGCAAAGCCACCTTGCCGGTATCCCACAGATTCACGACGGCGGGATGTGTTCTTCGATAGAGATCACGCGCTTCAAGCCCGCGCTCGTCTGTGAGATATACAGGCGGACCGTAAGTCTCGGACCGAGCGGTGCGTACAATCGTGGGACCGCTGGCGCCGTATCCGCACGATAGCTCAAGCTGTTTACCAGTTCCTCGTTCAGCTGGTTTGCTTTTGTCGACAGGGAATCCATAGAATTGAGTGGCCAGCTCACTGTAAAGGTCCACTCCGTCTCTGAATTTCCGGACGATGTCATGCTGTCCCGCTATCGTGTTGAGGATTCTGCACTCGATCTGGCTGAGGTCGATCTTGCCCAGCTTCATGGTGCCTTGATTGCCCTTCTCAGAGCACCTTTCCGCGGCTTAGCCGGGTCGCTTCTCGGAAAATTCTGCCAATTCGCCTTGTCTCCCCCGCCCCAGCGCCGCGTATGCGCGGCCGCATAGGCGAGGTAGACGCACATCGGGCCGCGCGTCGCCATGAACCCCAGGCGCTCGGCGCGCGTCTGGTAAATGCTCGACTGGGCTTTCAGGCGGGCTTCGGCCAGGAGTGCGACATCGGGATCGTCCGACGTGACAAGGTCCTGCATGAAGAAATCCGACTTGGCGAATGCGTACTTATCGTTTCCCTTCGCCGTGGTCTTCCATTCCGGTTCGATACCGAGCACTTCAAGCATGGCTGCAAATTCTACATCCTTGCGCAAGCGTTCGGGTGTGACGAGACTGCACTGCAGCACATCGCTTAAGCGCACAAACAAATCCTGCTTAGCTTTTTCCTCTGCCGACCACGCCTGTCCGAGAAGATCGAGATCGCCGATTAGGCAGGGCTCGGTGAACATCTTCACCGTCAGGCTGACCACGGGGAGCTCGGACACAGGGAAGAGGTACGGGACAATGGGGTGGCCGGCCAGCATGTACCCAGCGATAGTATGCGTTAAGCTCGCGTCGTGACACGCGCTGCCGGCGATTGATTTTTGCAAAGTCGAACTCATCTGGCCCCATCGCTTACCCTTCATTTCCTGGTATGGTACCGTCTTCGGACTCAGTCCAAACCGCTCGGCTAAATCGCCAAGTCCCAGTTTCAAACCGGAGTCGAAAACAACCCGCCCCATTGATAAAGTACACACCCACTGCGCCGGGCAGTATGAAAAATGGTGAGACGTAATGAGCCCATCGAAGTGTGCGTGATGCGCTATCAGGCAGACTTGCGTGTGCTGCGTACTCCAAGTCTCGAATTGCTCTTTTAATTCTCTTGTCGTTAGCCATGTGGAAGTCTCTCCGTCACAGATGGCAGCACCATGCGCTTCGAAACGCGGATCGCGGATATACTCTTCAGTTGTGAGCTTCTTAAGAGTATACTCGTCATCGAAATAAGTTTCGTAGTCGATGGTGAAGATTTTCACAGAAACCACCACAGACAAATCACAGCGTAGATGGCCAAAGTGAGAAATATGTAACAGATTGTCCACATGTCAGCACCTGACCAGCTGGCCATACACGTTGCGGCACCATCGCGGCGCCTGCCCGGGATACGGCGGGTAAGGCGCCGGCCGGCCACCCCATCGCTGCCACTCCCGGTAATAGTCAGGACGTGGCGGCGGGATAGGCATATAGGTCCCGGGAGGCGGTACCCACTGCACGGGTGAATAGGCGTCCTGGCTAATCTCCAGTGCGTTCGCTGGGAAGGTCAGAACTGCGCTTAAGATCATCCGGCAACTCCAGATTCCAGACATTGTGCGTATGCTCCAGCCACTCGATCTTCAGATGGCTGCCCACGATGGCTTCGACCCCTTCGGCCACTACGTGCTCGGCATGATACGGCGCCCGCGGATCATTGCCCGGCTCTTGCAGCGCCTTGCCTGTACCCATATCCCACTTGTCCACAGTTTCCTGGGACACGCCGTGTGCCTTGCACAGAATCGCTTCGACCAGTTCGTGCACGGCAATCAGCATGTTCGACTTCCAGTATCCGGTATCGGACACGCGAATTGACAGCCAGCCGTCCGTCAGTTCTTTCGAATCCTCCGGATGAAACTGCCAATCGCCGGCCGTGTCATACCGCTGGTCTTTGTGGGGGATTACCTCTATCGAGATCTTCATCTGTCAGAATCCTCAAAAGATTGATCTGCTCTTTCAGCCGGTTGAAAGCAAAACCATTGAAATCCTGCTTCACGTACATGTCGAAAGCCGTGATGGCCTTGGCAATCGCGGCTTTCAGCTTGCGCGTATCGTCAGCCCACGCCTCCCCGCCGGCAACCGCCTCGCGCGCCAGGGTGCGCCAGTAGACAATGTGCTGACCCGCTGCCCGGATAGCCGGGCAGCGCTCCTGAACGCTGCCCGAAGGGTCGTATGACAGTGCGCAGTCAGGCAGCTTGAAAACCTTCGCCATGTCTTTCATGCCAGCCTTCTATCAAGAAGCTTGCGCGCGCGTGGCTGCATTGGATTGTAGTCCGGTTCGTAACGATCGCCGACATACAGCCAAGTTGCTACGGTATCGTGGACGAATGGTCCGCACCAAATGCCTTTCGGCGATAGCGCGTCGGCCAATTTAAGCATGAAGCGCGGGCCGCTCTCGCGGGCTTTATTCTGTGCGTCCTGAATAGTCATGAGACTTCCCCTCACGCTGGCACGTTCTTAGCGAACAGTGGAAAGATCGTCAAGCACTCGAATCGCCGTGATCGCTGCCCCGGCCATCGTAGACCACGATGCGCTCGACATTGTAGGCGCGAAAGCAGTTCCGGCCATCGACATCGACCCATATTTTCGTGCCATCGTCCGAAATGGTGACTTCGACCGATTTGGCTTTCGTCCAGTCGCTGGTGTTGCCGGCCAGGGTGATGAGATCTTCCCGAATGGTCATCTGTTTTTTCCCCTCATAGCTTGTTCATACAGTTCTGGCCACTCCTCGGCGGTGCGCGCCCGGCGGACCTTGCCAGGATAGGCCAGCAAGGCACTGCGCTGCTTGGCGCGTATGGCCTTCTCGATGGCATCTGCGTGGGCGGCGCGCTGCTCGCGCGTTGGGTTCTTGATGCGCCTGAACTTGGCGACGCTCGCGCCAAGATCGGGATAGACCGGGCCGTACTGAGCAACGGTCATATCGGCAGACTCCCCTGCGTCAGCAGTATCCACGTCAGCAGCACGGCAATGAAGCCCAGGATGCTGGCCAGTTCGATCGTGGCCAGCAGTGCCCAGCCCAGTTTGCGGATCATGCCCGCACCCCCGTACCGATACCACACGCTTCCAGAAAGCGAATCGTATCAAAGGCCGGGTTGATGATCTTGAAGTACGCGGCCAGATCGTGCGCCATATTGCGCACTGCGGCTTGATCGCTCCGTTCGCTGAGAATGGTCGCAATTGCTTCGAAGTGTTTTCTGGTCATTGGTTCTGTCTCCCTTGATCTCATCAGGCGCCGCGTCACGGCGCGACCCTCCCCTTCGCGGGGGGAGGGTTTCGACCTTTACGTTTAGCGATCGAAGGATGTACGCAAGGGTTGCGCCAGAATGCCGGCCACGTCATCCGGTTTTGTCCAACTCACACCCATACCCTCTAGGACCGCGACAGCGCGTCCCTTGAGGGCCGTACCGCTTCCGGCCATGTCCACCACGCTGGAAGTGAAACGTCTCTCAGCAGCCTCGCCATCGCCCCTGGTAGAGCGCTCGTGGTCGATGTAGCGGGTGAAGGCGTTGAAAGCCGACCACGCGGTATTGCGCTCGGCGCCGTCGCGCACCGTGGCGCCATAGCTCTGGTTGATCTCTTGATATTGGTTCAACTTGCGCGTGCTGATGTCCGTCTGCTTGGCATCAAACGGGATGTCCAGGCAGGCTTTGAAGAACCTGGAGATGTCCTGCGTGGCCATGTGGTGGCCGGCCATTGCCTCGCCCATTGCCTTGTAGGCATCGAAGCCCTTGGCGATGGTGGCCAGTTCGCTGCCGACGCGCGCGGCATCGAATTTTGTCGAATGCCGGGTGCGCACGATGGATTTCTGCTTGTCGGCCAGGGCGCAGTCCAGGGTGTTGTTGCACACGACCCTGGTCATGGTGGCCCGGTTGACCGTGCTGCCAGTCCCGTCGAACGTGGTGGTCATGAGAAGGCGCGGCACGTGCTTGTCGCCGGCCACGATCAGATCGCCGTTGTAGGTCGCGGTTGCCCAGATGATCTCGCCTTTCTTCAAGGCGCCGGCCACGTCAAGCTGAAAGCGGCCGTCGACCGAACAGTACTTTTCGAACCAATCGAGCACTTCGCAGGGCTGTACGGGCTGGTAGCGGTCCGAGCAATGACCGAGCACGTGGCCATTGTCGGACCGCACCACGTAGCGATCGCCGTCCACTTGGCAATGTCCAAGTGGTCCGCCCAGCATGTCGAGAGCCGACATGTCGGCCAGAGCCGGAACTTTGATGGCCGTCCAATCGAGTCCGGCATGTTTCTGCCAGTCGTGAATCGTCCATCCGTACTGATGCTGGTCACCGAACCGGTGCCAGATGTCCTTGCGATCGCCGCGGAACGCGATTGCGGGCTTGCCGGTGGAGGTGTCGAGATTGTGTGCCATGGTGGTTTTCCTTTGAGCGGCAGAATGCCGCGATAGGTGGCCGCACCGGCCACCCGTCGCGAAATCCTCATGCGGCTTGTTTCAGCATTTTGGCGACATCGCCGTAGTCGGAAACGACGCGCCAATCGCCGGTCACGAGAACGTAAGCTGTGCCTGCGTTGGAGATTTGACAGACGTAGACGCGGCGCCAGCGTTTGTCGTGCAGCTGTATTTGGTACTCCGTGGCAAGCCTGCGGCCGTATCCGGTCGCGGTTTGCTGCAGACCATGCTTGTGGCAGTAGAGCGGATTGCGGCGGACAGCGAGAACGTCGGACTTTTCGAGATAAGCGGCCATTTTGAAACCCTCCGTGGGCGCCGATGTCCGGCGCCCATTGAATGTAGCGAACATGATTAAGTTGTCAAGTGGGGCGATGCGACGATGCTATCGCGGCCGTGCGCCTCGAGGCGTACGGTCTGACCGGACCGCGTGTCGCGCACGACGGCGCGCTCCCTGGCGAGTTGCACGATATCGCGTAGCGGGATGGGAACACCGCCGAGTGTGACATAATGAGGGTGAACCTTGAGAGCCGGGATACGCGAGACCCGGTAACGCGGCCAGACTGTTTCGACCAGGAACAAGTTGAGATCGGAAGCCGTTTCGAAGGATTTGACCAGATAATCGTTCAGTATCTTACGTTCATCGTCGGTAAGCATGGCAGGACTCCCTTTGATTGCAGCCTCTATAAATGCCTCCCCCCGTCGGGGGGTAATGTGGCTGGTTGTCGCAGGTCTAACACAGCTAATACAGGTTATGTAGATGAAATTTATTAATTTGTATTAGTTCAAACTCCGTGCAAGTAACTGAAAATACTGAAATATGTTAGACCACTAATACAACTAATGCATTTAATGGTCAAATTCCAGAGAGTTAGGGTATAAAATAATGTACCTACCCCTGGGGGAGGGGTAGGAAGATAATGGCATACTCCTAGGAGGAGGGTGCATGTTAACATTCATGGATATATATATATATAAAATTTAATATTAGATAGTAGTAGATGTATAATAGGTCTAATGATTTCAAAGACTTAAGACTAAAGTCTGAACCCTTTTTCTAACTAAATCATATAAACACCTTTGAAATCATTGAGCTTGTGGTCGGCGGCGCGGTGCTTGCTTAGCGGCACGGCGCAATATTCTTACGTCGATGTTATGCGCTGTGCGCTTGTGCCACATGCGAGCTAATCTGTGGTATCTACGCACCGGCTGTCTATTACCTAAATACCATTAATATTCATTCATCTACCTGAACATTCTGTAGGAATGTTCATGTTCGCTGAGCTTGGAGCCTTCCTGGCTAACTCGGGTATTCGGCCGGCCTCGCGCGGGGGTTGGAAATTTTTGTCAGTACCCTCCAAAGTACACATCACATTTCACGGACCTCACAAAATATTTGACATCACACAAAATTTGAAATATGAAACTACATAAGGAGAACACAACCATGAGACGAGAAAAAGCGCAACAAATGACGCACCAGGAATACAAAAGCTGGAGAGAAAAGAACAGTGACTATCAGAGGTTGTGGAGGCGTCCAACCAAGAGCTGCGTGCGCTGCAAAGAAGTATTTGCCAACAATTCCAGTTGGTTCAGCAAAGGTATCCGTGGCCGGCTGACATCGACGTGTCTGACATGCGTCGGGCTAGAAAAAGAGAACAAAGCCGTGCAAGGCTGGTGCCCCATGTGCAAGAACGCAAGCATGCTGGTGATCGACCGGCAAGCACCTGGGCTTCTATCCGATGGCAGCATGGTCAGGATGTGCCGGTCATGCCTACTGAACGTGAACACGGCTATGCAGCACGCTGACGAGTTCATCCTCTATTTGCAATGGCGGATGGCAACAAAAAAATCCGGCTGATCCTGGACATTTGTCAAAGAACCAGCCGGCAAGTCCGAGGTATCAAAGGAGAAACACCACGATCCCAGCTTGAGCGGCAAACAGGACCCCGTGGCCAGCTCTTCCTAGCCGGCTCGAGCCGGCTCTGCAAGTCCTTCTACTGTCGATGCGACAAGCAGCCCGTCACGGTCAAATTCGAGTACCAGAACCCGGTTGCGGTTCTCGTTCCATATCCGCAGCCACAGCTGCCGGTCAGTGGCCGGGGGCGCCTCGCCTGCCACGTTTCCGAGCCCTGGCACTACCGTCTCTCCGGTCTGCGCCGCACGTACAATATCGCTTTGCGTCGACGAGAATTCGAGCCTAAACTTAACCGAGCGGTCTTCCACCACTTGCTCGGCGATCGACCATGGTTTACTATCTTCGCCATCGGCAACGTGCGATGGCACGGGGCTATCTTCCACGGAGACCTCCCATGCAGCTATCGAGCGCCTTGCAGTCGTCGGCCCTGACCGGCGCCGAGTACGATACGGACAGCAAAGAGCTGAAGATCGTCTTCGCCAGCAGGCGAACATACACTTACCACGATGTCCCGCAAGAGATATACGATGAGCTGATCACCGCTCCCAGTGCTGGCCAGTACTGGCACTCGGCAATCAAGGACGCCTTTACGTGACGGAGGAACTCGATCGTGACAAATTGCGAATCGAGCTGGGCATCAAGCGCCGGCTCGCGCACGCTGTCATCTTCAAACATCGTCACCTTCTTCCTTCTCCGCCTTTTCACAACCAGATCATTGATGCCTTCCACTCGTCCAAAGATAAAGTCGTGATCGAAGGCTTCCGCGACTCAGCGAAGTCCACGCTGGCAGAGGAAGGCATCGTCATCCAGGCGCTTCTGCGCGAGTTTAAGAATGCAGTGGTCATCGGGGCTTCCTACCAGCGTGCCTGCGAACGGCTCAACGCCGTCAAGAACGAGCTGTCGATCAATCCTTCTGTCGAGTATTTGTTTGGCCAGCAGCAGGGAGAGAAGTGGGGCGAAGGGAAAATCGTTCTGGCGAACGGGGTGGCGATCCAGGCCCTGGGAGCCGGGATGTCGATGCGAGGCATGCGCCACCTTGATGCCCGGCCGGACTTTGCGCTGATCGACGATCTGGAGGACGAAGAGAGCGTGCGCACTCCGGAGATGCGCGAGAAGACGATGGACTGGCTTTATAGGACCTTTATTCCGGCGCTCGCCAAGGACCACCGTATCCGCTTTCTGGGTAATCGCCTGGACGACAAGGCGGTGATCGCCGAGATCGCCCGCGACCCGGCGTGGCAGCACCACCGCTTTCCAGTGATGGGGCAGGCTGACAGCGGCGTGGAGCGCTACGACCTGCCTACTGGCAAATGGGTAGCCCTGTGGCCGGAGAAGTTCAGCCTCCAGGAAATCGCTGTCAAGCGCGCCGAGTACGAGCGGCGCGGCATGCTGCATGCCTTCAATTGCGAGTATATGTGTGAGGCCGATGACCCGGGCGCAAGACTGTTCAGCGAGGGAATGGCCAGGACCAAGGCCCATGTGCGGACGTGGCAGGCGGTTTATGCTGCCTACGATCCGGCGCGCACTGTAGGCGTCAAGTCCGCTATGACCGGCGTGGCAGTGTTCAGCTGGACAGGCTCGCGCCTGATCGTGTGGCGTGGCGATGCCCAGCTCTGGCTTCCTGACCAGATCGTGGAGGACATCCTTGAAACCGACGATCGCTTCTCTCCCATCGAGCTCGGCGTCGAAGCCACCGGGCTCGAAGAATTCATCATGCAGCCATTGCGGCACAGAGCCCTTCAGCGCCGTCAGCTCTTGCCGCTTCGCCGGCTTGTTCCTCCAAGGGGAAAAGATAGTTTTATCAGGGGATTACAACCGTTCTTCAAAGCAGGAGAAGTTGAATTTGTGGATGTCAGTGCTGAAGCCCGTGGCCAGCTCCTGTCTTTTCCTACAGGTCGTAAAGACTTCCCCAACGCGCTTGCCTACGCCCAATCCATGAGGCCCGGCCTGCCAGTTTACGATGGTTTCGGCAACGAGCATATCGCTGCCACTCTACACCGCACGCGGGAGAAGTGGTGGCTTGCGGTAAACGCGACCGCCCAGTACACCACTGCGGTTCTGCTTCAGGTGGTGGACGGACAGGTGAGGGTGCATGCCGACTGGATCAAGGAAGGATCTCCGGGCGAGGTTCTGGCAGACATTGTTTCGGCTGCACGTCTGGATGCAGGACAGCCCGTTCGGGTCATGTCTCCTGCTCTCGGCCGCGATCATGTTGATACTGTGGGCCTTGCAGTAGCTGCTCGCGCGGCCCAGTTGCAGCCGCGTACCGGGGGTGACATACTCCAGGGGCGCGAGTCTCTGCGCTCGCTGCTTACCCGGCGCCGCCGCGACGAGCCCCTCCTGACCGTGGCGGCGTCTGCCCGCTGGACGCTGAACGCCTTTGCCGGGGGCTATGCCTGGGAGCTGGACAAGCGTGGCCAGCTGCGCCATGCGCCCGTGGACGGGCCTTACAAAGTGCTCATGGAGGGCCTGGAGAGCTTCGTGGCGGTGATGGGGCAGACGGCTGACCAGAACGAGGGCGAGGTCAGGACCGCGATAGCGGCGGATGGCCGGATGTACAAGACGATCCTGGCAACCGCGCAGGCGGGTCCGACAGAGCTGAAGGTACCCTGATGGCCAGACGCGCGAAAAAACCTGACTCGCGGACCGACCAGCCGGACGATGATTCGCCAGAGATTGATGCGCTCACGGGTCTTGGCGGTCAGCCGGTCGAGGACGACGAGTCCGACGATGAGCCCGGTATCGAGGATCGCAACGAGGAGTTGTCGGCGAACCCCGATGTCGAGGAAGCGCTCCTGGAGCTGTATAAGGACATCGAGCGCGGGTTCGAGAACCAGGAGGAACGGTCCAATGCCGCAATGGACTACTGGGACATCTACAATGTCCGGCTTGGATCCAAGCAGTATTACTCGGGAAATTCTCAAATCTTTCTACCCATCGTACACGACGCTGTCAAGGCGCGCAGGACCCGGTTCACTAATCAGATTTTCCCTCAGGCCGGCCGCTTCGTCGAAGTCACTTCCGAAGACGGCACCCTTCCGCAAGCCGAGATGTCGCTTGTCGAACACTACATCCGCAAGTGCAAGCTGCGAACTACGGTGGTCCCTGCGCTCTGCGTCAACGGAGACATCGAGGGGCAGTATAATGTGTACGTCAGCTGGCGGGAGCGTGAGCGTCACGTGGTATGGCGCAAGCCTGCACAGCTCACTGCAGGACCCGAACCTGCGGTAGACATTTCCGAAGAAACACTGACCGACGGCGGGCCTCATGTTGAGGTTCTTGCCGATACCGATGTTCTGCTTCTCCCAGCGACAGCCGAAACCGTTGACGAGGCGATCGCGATGGGAGGCTCAGCGACCATAATCCGGCGCTGGTCGAAGTCCAAGATTAAGAAAATGATAAAGGACAAAGACATCACCGAGGAAGCCGGCGAGACGATCCTGGAGAACATGGCCGATGAGAAGGGTGCGACGACCACCAACAAGGCTAAGGTGGTGACGGACGCGGCGGGAATCAAGACCACTGGGCAGATGAAGCACGCGCAAGTTTATGAGACCTGGACCGAGCTGACTATACCGTCAGTGGATGGCGGCGAAGATGAGCGGCGCATCTGCCGGGTGTTCTACGGTTCTGAAAAAATCATCCTCGGCTGTAAGCGCAATCCTTACTGGTCTGACAGGGTGCCCCTTCTTTCGGTTCCCGTGGAGAAGATCCAGGGCAGCTTCAAGGGTAAATCCCAGGTCCAGCCGACTGAGCAGACGCAGTACTACGCCAACGATGTGATCAACGAAGCGGCAGATTCGTCGATGTACTCGATGCTGCCGATCGTGATGACAGACCCGGCGCGCAACCCGCGTATCGGTTCGATGGTGCTTTCTCTCGCAGCGGTGTGGGAAACGTCGCCGAACGATACGCAGATCGTCAAGTTTCCGGATATCTGGAAGTCGGGATTCGAGATTGTCGGTCAGTGTAAAGCGCAGATCATGCAGACTCTGTCGGTCTCGCCTGCTGCTATCACACAATCTGGTGTGCAGAAGACCAAGCCATCCCAGGCGGATGTGGCGCGCGAGCAGCAAGTGGACATTCTCACGACTGCCGACGCAGTGACGACGCTTGAAGAAGGCATACTTACGCCGCTTGTCCAGATGTTTATCGAGTTGGACCACCAGCATCGCAAGGACAAGTTGCTGGTCCGACAGTTTGGCGAGATGGGTCTGAAGGCCAGAATGGACTGGGTACCGCCGATTCAGATGGATAAGAAATATTCCTACCGCTGGTTCGGTGTCGAGCAGGCGCGCAACCAGATGCAGATGCAGCAGCAGATCGCCGGGATCGGCACGGTGATGAAGCTGCCGCCGCAGATGTACCAGGGCTACAAGATCAATCTGGTTCCGGTGATCACGCACATGATGGAGGGCCTGTTCGGCCCGCGCCTTGCTCCGCTGGTCTTTGTCGATGAAGCCAAGCAAGTCACTCTTGAGCCGCAGCTCGAGAACGAGTGGCTGGCTGAGGGGATTGAGCTGGCAGTCCATCCGCAGGACCAGGATCCTGAGCACCTGAAGGCTCACCAGGAGGCGCTTCAGAAAATGGGCGGTGACCCGGTGGGCAATTTCGGCCGGCACATGCAGCGCCACATGATGCAGATGCAGATGAAGCAGCAGGCCGCGATGATGCAGCAGGTCCAGCAGATGATGGGCGGGGGGCAGCAAGGTCCGCAGGGCCGTGGCGGTGGCGGGCAGGTGCGTGGCCAGCGTGGCGGTGGGCAGGGGCCGCCGGGCATGATACACCGTGACCAGATCGGCCCGGCCGCGGGCCAGCCTCCGATGCTGAGAGGGCGAGGGTGAAATGAATCGGTTTTTGCAGACACTTTGGGTTTACGTCGTAATCAACTTTGTCTCGTTTGCCTTGGGCGCTTTGTCTTATGTGGCGTACGGACAGAACGCGCCGATCGGTTACGGAGCACCATCGGCGGTGCTTGAGACCGGACGGGTGCTGAAGCCTGGTGCCGGGCAGCTGTCCAGTTTCCAGGTTAACAACGATGCGACTGGCGCTGTTATCGTCATGTTGTTCGATGCGACGGCAATTCCGGCCGATGGTGCAGTCGTGCCAGTAAAGTGGTGGCCGCTTGCCGCTTCGACTGTGCTATCTGTCAGCTACGCGGATGCGCCGCTGCTTTTGACGACGGGGATTACGCTGGTATGTTCGACTCCGTCGACGGCGTTTTTTACCAAGACGGCAACGGCTCACTGCTTGTTTTCAGGAGAAGTGCGATGACTCGTTTTCTTCTCGGCGCTGTGGTTGGAGCGCTGGCATTTGTCGTAGGATCGGTTGCTCAAATCGCATCGACTTCTCCGCCTATCCCAATTCCGCTTTCACTACCAATGGGAGGAACTGGCAGTGTGATTGGTCCTATCGCCGGCCAGAGTACAGTGGGCGCGCTTCCAACGTGCAATGCTGCGGCTAAGGGACAGATTCTCTTTGTCACTGATTCTCTCCTCCCGGCGCTTGGGGTAACGATCGCAGCAGGCGGGGCAGTTAACGTGCTGGTGTTTTGCAATGGGACCAGCTGGATAGCGGGTTGATATGAGCGATTTTGACAATGCGCCGCCCTGGTTCAAATGGGCGCTTCACGAGCTGGGTACGCGCGAGCAGCCTGAGAACCGCGGACCGGTGGTGCGCCGCTATATCGAGCTGGCGCATGCTGGCGAGGAAGGTGATCCGTGGTGTGCGATTTTTGTCAATGCGGCGCTGGAGACTTGCGGCGTGCATGGCTCGCGCTCAGCGGGCGCGCATAGTTTCATCGGCAATGCGCTGTTTACCCCTATGCTGACGCCTGCGCTCGGGTGCTTGGCGATTTTCTGGCGCGGCGCGCCGCGGTCGGGGCTTGGGCATGTCGGGTTCTACCGCGGCGAAAGCGCCAACGGGGAGTACCTCTATATTCTTGGCGGCAACGAGGGCGACATGGTGCAGATCGAGGCTCTTCCGCGTAACGGCCGGCGGATGGGACTTCTGGGCTATGGCTGGCCGACGGCGGCCGGGCTGGCGCCAGTACTGGCGAAGATCATCATGCCGGGTTCGACGCCCGCGCATGACGTGAAGGTGGTGTAACCATGAAGATCACGCTTTCGGATTTCACGTTTGGGCTTGGGATAACTACGACGATCGCGCAAGGCATTGCCGGGGGCACGGTGCATCTGACCAACGTCGTGCCGATGGAGTGGATACCATCGGTAACGGCATGGATGGGGCTGATCGCTTTTGTCAACGTAGCGGTGCTCACCGGGCTGACGAAAGTGATGAGCACGAAAAACGGACCGTGAGGCTTTTGAGTAACACTTTCGTCTAGCGAACGTGCTAAAGTTCGCCCTCAGCAATGGAGGATGAACATGCTTAAGTTTCTTACCGCTTTCAGCGCAGCGATCCTGGTTGCTGCGCTGGAGGCGCATGCTACGGACTTGGCAGTGCGACCTGTTCTCAAGGCACCGCTTGCGTCTTCACCATATTGCCAATGGTGTGGTCTGTATTTCGGCGCCAGCGCTGGTTATGGTGGTGCCGACTTCATCACTAGCTTCGACGATTCCAGCCCCGACGCAGATGTCCGCTCACTTTCGTCCAAGCACAGTGCGAATAGTTTGCTTGGTGGTGCGCACCTTGGCTATAGCTACCAGTTCGGCATGCTCGTGGTCGGCGCGGAGACCGACATCTCCATGACCGGCATCAAGCATACCGAGAACGGTGTAAGCACTTCGCTGCCGTGGCTTGGCACTACGCGGTTGCGCGCCGGTTTCTTGCTTACTGAATATCTTCTGGCTTACGGGACTGGTGGTGCTGCCTACGGTCACGTCAAGGTAGGAGATTTCAGCACTGTCTTCACGACACCAACGGTCGGCTGGGTTCTTGGTGCTGGTGCAGAGTACGCGCTCACGCCAAATCTACGGCTTGGCGCCGAGTATCTCCACGTCGATCTTGACGGACCGAGCGTGACGAATGGCGTGCAGACGCTTGGTACGCGCGTTCCGGTCGATATCGTTCGTGGTCGGCTGAGTTATCACTTTTGACGGTTGCAACACCCGTCAGCGTACTGGGGGCGGCCTTCGGGTCGCCCTTTTAATGGAGGGCGCGAATGCCTGCCGAAGCCTGGGTGGCCTTGATTCTTGGGATCGTCGGTATTATCGGTACAATGCTTACGGTGACGTGGTATCTGGGTGGCAAATTGTCTAGGCAAGATACTGAAATGTCAGGGATAAAAACAGCGGTCGAGAAGATCGAGGTGATCATAGGTTCGATCGCCGTGGATCGCGAGCGCATGGCAGGAATTGAGCGGCGGACATCGAAGCTGGAGCAGTGGTACGACGAATTGCGACGCGGAGTTGGCAGGATTTCATAGACTTGACCCTATTATTTGATGTGGTAGATTAGTCACACGACTGGTACCCGTAAGGTGCCCTCGACTGGTGTCCGTTAGACACTGCACACGAAGGAAAATCCGACATGGCACTAACACCTAGACGCGCGCCGGTAGGCGCAGCGCGGCAGCAGGACGTTGGCGATGGCGAAGAAGACCTATTCGAAGATGAGGGCGATTTCGGGCTCGAAGGACAAGACGGTGCCGGCCAAACCGAAGACGATGCCGCCCTCGACACTGGCGAGGAACAAGAGACTGGGGGCGAAGAAGATGTAGAGTTTGATGAAGAGCGCGTTGAACGTGTTGCAGGACGCGCTGTCACCCGGATTCAGCGGCTTGCAAACGAAAATGCCGAGTTGCGCCGTCAGGTCGCAACCCGGGCTCAGCCGCCGGGACCGACATTTCAGCCGCCGGGACCGACATTTCAGCCGCCGGGACCGACATTTCAGCCGCCGGCCGGGTTGCAAGAGGAAAACGATGAGCAGTTCACGGCGCGGCTTCAGTTGCTTCCGCCTGACGAGCGGATGGAGCAGCGTTATCTGCGGGACAAGCGCCAGTCTAATCAGCGCATGGCCTTCTTCCAGTTTCAGCAAACTGAGTTGCACGACAAGACTTCGTTTGATGCCAAGAGCGTAGCTGACCCGCGATACAAGCGCTGGGCGGCTGAGGTAGAGGCCAAACGGCAGGAGTTCATGCAGGGCGGACAGATCGTCCCGCGTGAAGTGGTGCTGAAATATTTGCTCGGTGAGCACATGCTTTCTCCACAGGGCGCCAAGGAAACGCGACGGCGGGTACAGCGTGGCCAGGAGCGGGTACGGCGGCAGGAGACACGGCCGACTGGCGCAGGCAGCGATGTAGTGGCGCCGCGGCGCGGGCAGCTTACGGAGGCCCAGGCGCGCGCCAAGCGGCTTGCCGGCATGCAGATTTAGGGTGCGGGCTAAATTTAGCTCGCCGACTAACGGAGGCTAAATATGGCTGCGAATGTTGCTGGCGCTTTTGCTGCCGACATCGAAGGTTACTTGGCCGATGAAACGCTTCCGCTGGCGCGGCGCCAGCTGGTAGTTTATCAGTTCGGAGACCCACTCACTCTTCCTAAAGGCCGGGGCACAGCCTACACTGCTACTCGCTACAATCGCGTTCCGCTTCCTTTTGCGCCGCTTGCTGAGGGCGTGCCGCCCATTGGGCAGGCAATGAGCATTTCGCAAGTGTCTGCGACTGCGCAGCAGTGGGGCGACAAGATCACCATCACCGACGTTGGAGAACTGACGATCAAGCACCCGCTGTTCGTCAAGGCCAAGGAATTGCTTGGGCTCCAGATTGCCGAGACGTTCGAGCGGAATACTTTTAACAATCTGCTGGCCGGCGCGCAGATCAACTACGTCAACACGCGCGGTTCGCGTGGTGCTCTCCTAGCTGGCGACGTGCTCAATCCGCACGAAGTCACGCGCGCTACGGCGATTCTTGAGACGCTTGGCGCCCCGCGTTTTATGGGCGATGAGATGACGGACACGCGCCTGGAGGCGGATGCCGGCGGTGCTAAGGCGTCTAGCAACCCGCGCAGCATGCCGCATTACACTGGGGTGATGCACACTCTCACAGTGGCGGATATGCGCGAGAATCCGGTCATCAACCAAGCCTGGACTTTCTCGGACATCAACCGGCTTTACAACTACGAGCTGGGAGAGTGGGCTGGTATCCGGTTCTGTCGGTCGAACCTCGTGCCCACTTTCGTCGGGGTGGCGGCGATCGCCGGGGCAGTGGGCGCTGCGGGTTCGCTGGCGACTGGGACCTACAACATCCAGGTCACGGCGCAGGATACGCAGAATCAGTACGAGTCGCGGATTTACGCGCTGTCGGGCAACATCGCGGTGGTAGGCCCGAATGGTTCGATTTCGGTGGTTTTGCCGGCGCTTCCGGGGTTTACCTTCACGGTTTACGTCAACACGGGCACGGGCGGTGTGCAGCCGGTCAATCTCGGGGTGTCGACTGCGGGGCCGACCGTCGGGCCTTTCGCCGGGCAGGCGACGCAGATGAATCCTGGCCAGACGGTGATCATCACGGCGATCGGTTTGGCTCAGGTGCCGCCCGCAGCACCGGGCGCCGGTATCACGGTCTACCCGACCTTCATTTTCGGCCGCGGTGCCTACGGGCAGGTGGTGCTCGATAACGTGCGCTTTACCTACTTGAAGGATGCCGACAAGTCCGATGTGCTCAACCAGCTGCGTGTTGTGGGCTGGAAGGCGTTTTACGGCACGTTGATCGAGAACCAGCAATTTTTCATGCGGATCGAGTCGACTTCGGCTTTCAGCGTCACTTTCAGCTGATATGGAGAGGTTTCAATGGCTTACGCACTTCGTGCCCAGGTTGAGATTTTCTTTGTCGGTGCCGGTGCCGGTCCGATGTCCGCGCTGACGCCGCCTTCTCTCCCTGGTCTGGGGGGAGGGACAGGACAGATCAAGCAGTTCGATACCAACGCTGCGCTGGTGCCGATCGTGCCCGGCGCGGGCGCGGGCGGCGCGCTGGCAGCGGCCGATATCACGGCGCTTCTGGCTTCGTTGTCTGCAGACATGTCGACGCAAATGAACGCTGCCATCGTCGTTATGCAGGGCTGGGTGTCAGGGCAACCGTAATGGCAACAGGCACTGCGGCGACGAACGCGGCGCTTACGGCGCTGTCGTTCCCTGGATCATTCATCACACCTGACGGGATTGCGTCCTCGGTCGTGCGCGCGGATGCGGACATCGCGACCATTCAGCAACTGATCAAGGACGACCAGAATCCGGCACAGCCGATCAACCAGAATTGGGGTTGGTCGCGCGCTGGGCAATTGTTCGTTCCAAACCGCGGGTGGCTCAAGATGCTGCCTGGGGATATCGTCGGGGTGGACGGCACTGGCTGGCCGATTTTGCTTTCACGTCGGGCTGCGGCTTCAGCGGCGGCTTGGACCCTTGTAGGAGCCCCGTAACATGTCAGACGTTCTTCACGGTGGGCGTCCCAATGGGCGCAAGGGCAAGATCGACCTCAAAAAGACGGTCGACGATCCGCTGTCGTTCGAAGCACAGCTGACGCCTGAAGAGATCGAGGCAATCCGCGAGAAGGCGCGTTCGATCGTCAGGCTGGAGCTCGCACAGCGGCAGGAAGCGGCTCTATTGGCGCAGTTCACTGCTGAAGAGCGCAAGGCGCTCGATCCCAGGAAACAGACACAGCCGATCTTCCTCAGCCTCGCAGGGCATTCTGAGTACATCATGCTCGATGGCACGCAGTTCTTCCACGGGCAGACGTACGAAGTCACGGGTGACGTTTTCATGGTATTGACCGAGCAGATGAACCGCGGATGGGCGCATGAGGATGAGACCGAAGTTCGCGACAAGCGCTCGCGGCAGCGCTTCCGGCCGCCGCTTGGGCTTAATTTTTCCAACTTCGGTGACAATCGCCGGCCACGCGATCTTGTCATGAGCAGCGAGCAGCTGGCGGGCGCCAGCCCGGCGGCTCTGCTGGGGGTTGGCCGATGACGGAAGAAGCAGCGCCAAAGGTAGTCTTTGTCGACGCCGCGATCGGCTTTCGCTACCAGACCGAGTTTGCGCTCAAGACTCAGCGCAAGGTGATCGAAGCCCAGGTCCGTTTGCCAGATGACGCGACGGCGGGGGCGGTCGACGAGGCGCTTGACAAGATCGCGCGTGCGATGGACCGGCAGGTGGCTTATTATGAGCTGGAACTGCTGATCGAGTCGCTGGCCGGTGTTGGTCCTAAGCTGGCGTCTTTCGAGACTCAGCTGGCGCTGATCGAGGAACGGTCTCGTGTGCGTTACGAGGAAGGCGGGCGGCGGGGGGAGTGGTCGCATGATAAATTGAGTCCGCAGGAAGCCAATGCGCACAAGAGCCTTTTGGACCAGATGGCGTTGACGCGCGCGGAAGTGAAGAACGCGCAGGAGCGCAGGCGCAAGCTGGAAGGGATGTTGAACGGCCATGCCTTTGACCGCAGCGCAGATCGTCACACTGGCATGTAGCAAGGCCAAGACGCCGGGTTTCGTCGCATCTGCGGGACAGCAGCTCAACACCATTCTGGAAGAACTTTGTCGGACCTTCGATCTTGCAATTACGCGCAAGACTGCGACGATTGTGTTCAACATCGGTGCCAACGGGGTCAACAGCGGCATTGGGCCTTACACGTTGCCGGCAGATTATCTGCGCACGCAGAATGGCAAGCAGTTCTACCTGTTCAACGGTCAGCCGTATTTCATGACGTCGTGCGACCAGTGGGAGTACGACGCGCTGATTCAGCAGCCGGGTTTCAACGACTTCCCACGTGATTTTTTCACTGACGTATCAGTGAACCCGCCGGTCGAGTTCGTATGGCCGCCACCGTCGATCGGTGTCCCGGTGACAATTCATTATTTCAGCTTGCAGCCGGACATTGCCACACCCGAGACGAGCACTGTGGTTCCGTGGTTTCCCTTCCAGAACTACCTGATCACCCGCCTGACCGGCCAGATGTGCCAGGATGCGGATGACGATCGCGCCGCGGCGTTCCTTACCGATAAGGAAGAGATCAACCCACAGGGCGCGGGCGTGCTTCTGAGGCGCTTTCTCAACCTGAAGGACGATCCTGAAGGTCGGGTCAAGACGGTGGAGCTGGACCGGAGAAGATTTGGGCAGACCAAGTGGAACGCGCTGCCGAATACCAAGACCATCGGATGGTGAGCCGTGGCTCTCCGTAAGGCCAAACCTCTTCCCTGGAGCCCGCGTGGTGCGAGTGATACGCTTGACTCGACGACGGCGTTCACCGGGGCGATGGCGTCGCTGGCGAATTTGATCCCCGACCCGTCGACCAAGGATCTCTGGCAGTGCCGGCCGGCATCGCAATTGCTGACCGATCTGGCGCTGAATGGCTTTGCCGGGGCTACCTTCATCCCATGCACGATCGTTATCGGCAATCGCATATACGGGATGGTGTCGACGACGCGCAATCCCGGGCAGGACGAGCCGTTCTGCTACAACATCAATACCAACACGTTCACGGCGATCTCCGGGGTGACGGCGGTCAACACGCCGATAAGTCCGGCAATAGCAGGTCCCTGGAACCCGCCGATCATGGCCCTGGTCGGGACCAAGATTATGATCGCACACCCGGGATTTACTGGTGCTGGGGGTGCTTTTTTCGGGGTGATCGACACTGCTGTCTTTGCTGCGCCTACTTGGGCGGGCACGAACACGACGGTGAATCCGCTTGTGGCGCCGCCGCAGTGGCTGGCGAATTTCAACGGCCGTTGCTATTTTCTCGTCAATCCCGCGAATGGTCAGCCAGGGGCTTATTTTTCCGACATCCTCGCTCCTACGGTCATTACCAATGCTAATCAGGTTTTGACGTTTGGCGATAATGTACCTCTGACATGTGCTCAGGGTTTAGCTCTTTTCAACCAGCTGGGCGGTATTATTCAATCGCTTATTATTTTTAAAGGTGTGGCGAACATCTACCAGATTACGGGTGATGCTGCGTTCGCCAATCTGGCAGTCAATACGCTGAATGTGGCGACTGGGACGCTCAGTCCTAATTCAGTATCGGCGACTACAAAAGGTCTGGCTTTTCTGGCGCCTGACGGGCTGCGTGTCATCGACTTCAACGCGCGTGTCAGCGACCCAGTCGGCAAAGCCGGTGACGGGATTACCGAGCCGTTTTTCTTTTCTTTGGTTCCCAGCCGGGCAAACGCGTCGTTCAATGGAGGCGTGTATCGGGCGCAGGTGCAGAACGGCAATGCGACGGGGAGCCCGCAGCAGGAGTGGTGGTACGATTTCGTCCGTGAAGTCTGGTCGGGTCCGCACACCACTCAGGTATCGATGATCGAGCCTTACCTGAATACGTTTCTGACCACGGCGCAAGGACAAGGCGCGAAGATTTACCAGAGCGATCAAGTGCAGTCAGGTACGAGTTCGTTTGTCGAGTACAATCAGCAGCTTACATACACGTTCCAGACCGCTTTCCTGCCCAACACCGACCAGATGTCGCAGAATTGCATCATCGAGGCGACGCTAATGGCCGCTTTGGTATCGCAAAGCAACATTATATGCGCGGCACTGGAGCAGAACGGGACAGTGCTCGACCTCGTGACGATCGTGGCAGCCGGGGCAGCGACGATCTGGGGAGCATTTACCTGGGGGCAGGCGCCCTGGCAGGGTGCTGCCAATGCGCTGGCGCCACGGCAGCTGTTGTGGAAGCAACCGCTGGTTTTCCAACGGCTTACGCTGGCCTTCACAGGTATGAGTGCAGCTGGTATAAAATTGGGCCGGCTCAATCTGCGCTATCAGATTCTAGGTTATCTGCTGGCACAGCCCGCTGCGCAGGTAGGAGCCCCCAAGGTGCCAACGATTCTCGCGATTGGCGACTTCACGCTTAACGCAAATGCGGTGACTACGGTGGTCCCGGCGCCGTGTACGCCTGCGTCGAAGGTCTTGTGGTCTCCCGAGACGCCGGATGCTGCGAACGACGGGGCAACGACTTCAGTGGTCCCGGGTACCGGGTTCTTCACGGTGACGCATGCTAATAACTCGCGGGCAGACAGGACATTCGCCTATGAAGTGGTTGGCTAGTTTTCTGCTTGGGCTGGTTCTGTCGAACGCTGCCCAGGCGCAGACGGACAGCTTCCTTGCGCTTAATGGTACTTTCAAGAATCCGTTTAATTTGATCAACACGTGGTCGGCGGCGCAGACGTTCAATGGTGCAACGACTTTCACTGGGACAGCAACGTTTAATGGCATAGTAGGCGGTGCTTTGCCCAGTAGTTTTGCAAGTGGTTTGCCACTTGCTGATGCACGAAGCTTCGCAAGTCTTGGTTCTTGTACAGGGTCTACAGATGCTTCTGCTGCTATTGCAGCGGCGATCTCGGCTGGATTTTTTCGTATTTTACTGCCTGCGGGTTGTTTATATCAGCCACCAAGTAGCAGCGGTAACGAGATCGTTCCAAATGGAATTCAGATCGTTGGGCAGAATGCCGATCCGAACCTCGGGAATGTGAGCCTTGTCCGTACTGCTAACCGGGCGACGGGTACGGATTTCCTTGGGCTAGGGGCGAGATCAAGTCTTCAGAACGTGGCAGTACAGAGTAATTTCTGCGATCAACAGACAATCCCCCTGGCAACGCAAAAACTATGTCCAGTGGGATATACGAACAATGTCGGCGACCAGAATCAGGTCGTTTCCAATTGGCCTTACGAAAATTTCGTACTTATGAACGGCGCGACCACCACTCAGCCAGGGGTCGCGGCAGCAAACGACACCCCGCTGTTTGCAGTTCTTCAAAATAATGTTGGAGATGGTATCTACAGTGCAACGTCCAATGCTGGGGTTTCACACCGCATAGTAACGACGGGTACTAGTGGGGACCAGGGAATTCTAATTCAAAATTCGTTTCTTAATCCCGCGAACGTTCATACTGGTCTTCACTGTGTTGAGACTGGCACCAACGTATCTAGTTCATGTTCATCGTTGGAAAGGGCTAATGGGGCAACTTCAGTATTTGAAAAATTCTTCGATGATGGCCCCGGAACAGCCACAACTGATTGGCAACAGTGGATCGTCGGTTTCCAGTCCGCTGGAAATATCCGTAGCAGCTTTCAAACGACGACGCCGTTCAGTGGCACTTTCGACTACATCAATGCTGGCAACAGTGGCGGGACATTTACCGGGAACTTCGTCAATTACACGATTGCTAATGCCACCAGATTTCAAGTCAACAGTGCCGGAACGGTAACTGCGGCTGGGGTCCTTAATTCTGGAGTAAATGGCGGTACGGGCGGTTCACTCACCCTCAATGGCGCTACGAGCGGATCGCTTATTCAGAATGTGCCAGCAGCCGCAGGAACGCCTACGGTTACTTGGGGATCGGGCAGTGGTACTCCTGCGGTTACAGCTTCGGCCCCTCTGGCTATTGCAGCAGCGACCGGTGCGATCTCGATTACTTCACCACTTCCTGTAGCAAATGGGGGAACCGGAGATACCGGGATAGCTTGGACGACGTACACGCCGGCTTTTACATGCGGTACAGCGACATTTACGGTCAATTCGACGCGTTCTAAAACGCTTGGAAAAACAACTTGGATACAAGGCGATGCGACGATTACCGCGATCGGCACTTGCGTTTCAACTTTGACTTTCACATTGCCTAATACCGCAAATTCGTCGGGGGTCATGGCTGGACGAGAGTACCAAAATACGAATAATTTGATTGGTTGTGACGTAACTGCTGCGAGTGCGACGGGTACATGCCTGAAATATGGTGGCGGCGCGTGGGCGGTAAATGATAAGTTCAGATTTTCAGGTGTTTACGAAAATCAGTGAGGTTAAAAATGAAAAAACTTCTCGCTTTCTTCTTCAGTTTGTGGGCTTCGGCCGCTGCGGCCAACGTGCCTTGCACGGTGCCTTTCAACCTTCAGAACAATACAGTCGCCGATGCCACGCAGGTGATGGCGAACTACAACGCGCTGATTACTTGCCTTGGCAATGCCGCCGCTGCGGGCGTCAATTCCGACATCACGGCGCTGTTCGGTCTTTCGACTCCACTTGGACCAACGTTCGGCGGTACGTCGAATTTCAGCGGGGGCACGTCGGCAGGCACGGCGAATGCGCAGACGGTCACGGTCACGCCTAACACCTTCGCGCTGACCACGGGGTTCAGAGCGCGGTTCAACGCTGGTTTCACCAACACGGGCGCCACCACGCTGAACGCGAATGCTACGGGCGCGATCAACGTTTTCCGGCAGACGCCATCCGGGATACAAGCGCTGACTGGTGGCGAGATCAACAGCGGTGAGCGTACTGAAGTCGAATACGACGGTACGCAGTATCAGCTGATTACCAGACAGGCTCAATTTGGCGGCTTCGGTCCGTTGACCAATCTCGCTTCGGGCGCGACGGCCGATCTTGGGACGATCCCCAGTCACAATATCAACGTCACGGGCGTGACGACTGTTACCGCGTTCGGCTCGACAGCCAACACGGTTTATCCGTTCTACCGGCTGACGTTTGCCGGGGTACTGACGCTTACTCAGAATCCTACCAGTTTGATTTTGCCTGGTGCAACGAGCATCACAACGGCTGCGGGCGACACGGCATTTGCATTTTATCTGGGCTCGAGCAACTGGCAGATCGTTGACTACGCGAAAGCATCCGGTATTCCGGTCACGCCCACGCCTGTTTCGGGCCTCATGTTTGGCTGTGGGCTTTCTGGTGGCGGCTCGACGACACTGACGATCGCTGCCTGCACAGCGACATCCGACGATCAGGCCAACACGATGATCGTCGGCTCGACGTTTACAAAGACCTTTGCGTCCTTCGCAGTCGGCACTGGGAATGGTGCGCTCGACACCGGGTCGGTTGCGGCGAACACATGGTACCATGTTTTTGAGATCGTACGTCTTGATACAGGCGTGGTCGATTATTTGTTTTCGCTTTCCGCGACGGCACCGACTTTCCCGGCTAATTATACGAAGAAGCGCCGGCTTGGTTCGATTCGTACTGATGCGACTCCGAACATCATCGCGTTCAACCAGAACGGCGACGAGTTTTTGTGGCTTTCGCCTCCGTTCGATCTTTCTACGACTAATCCTGGTACAGCTGCGGTCTTGCAGACATTCACTGTGCCGACTGGAATCAAGGTCGTAGCGCAGATCAACTGGCAAGCGATTTCTACTAGCGGGACTTTCTTGCCGACTATTTACATTTCATCGCCAGATCAGACTGACATTGCTCCAGCATCTTTCAATGTGTGGAGCATTGGCACAAACAACAGCTCAATTGGATCACTTACGATCAACACGCCGGTTTCGACCCGGACGAACACAAGCGCCCAAATTCGCTACCGTTTTGCAGCTTCGTCGGCTAATACTTCGATACAGGCCATCACGATGGGCTGGCTGGACACGCGCGGACGAAATCAGTAGGATGAACTTTCAACTCCAAGGGGATGAAGATGGACAAGATTCGCAAGGCACTGGTGACTGTTGCCCTGTTCCTCGGGGCGCTCGGCGGGTCGATGATCGCCTGGGGCGGCGGTGTGCCGATCATCCCTTCGACGCCACAGTTCAGCGAGCCGTCGCAAATCATCGGGACGCTCAACAGCTTTATCAATCAGCTTAACGGCGCCCCGCTCGGGTCCGGCGGTTATGCGGCACAGCCGGGCGGTATCCTGTCGCTTGGGTCGTTTGCTGCCCCGGCGGCTGGCGCCACTCCGTTGACTGCTAACAGCATGCGCGGCCTGCTTTCTTTTACTGGCGTGACTGTGGCGGGAGTGTCGACCGGCAACGTCGTAATCAATAATTCACTGGTCACGGCTGCCAGCACCTGCCGAGCCTGGATTACTGCTGACAATTCGGCAGCAGCTTCGTTTCCTTACGTCCGATCAGCCGTGACTGGAGCGGGCACCATTACGGTGGCAATTTCGAACGCTGCGGCAGCGACTTCTACCGGGGCTTCGACCTTTGGTGTAGGATTTGACTGCATCAACTGATTCTCGTTCACTGAACGAGAAGTCATAAAAGGAACACACTATGACTGAGACCACTGAAGCGCCTGCCGACCACGCGCCGCCCGCACCCGCCGACCACGCGCCGCCCGCACCCGCCGATCCGTTCCAAGCGCTTCGTGCGGCGCTTGAGCATCTCAATCACCCAGGCAACCTCGACGTTGCGAGCCGCCTGCACGCGATAGAGGCGGTCTTGCGCGCGATGACGGCCGCGTTGCCTTCCCTTCGGCCAACGGAGTAACGATGTCTCTTCACCTTTCGACGTTCGAATATCTAAAGCCCACCGATGCTCAGATTGAAGCGATGGCGCAAGTGAGGGCTGCAGCCAAAGTTTACGCAGATGCGCTTGACTCGCTGTTGCCAGAAGGACCTGACAAGACCTTCATCTTGCGCGCGCATCGGTCGAACGCCATGTGGGCCAACGTTGCCATTACGCGCCAGCCCGATGGCACCCCAAGGGAGT